TGAGTAAATTCTTTGATTCCGAATTGATTCAGGAAGAACTTGAAGAAATTAATGAACTTCAAAGGTTCATTTATGGAAGCATTCTGACTTTTGGTTCGATGACTCGTGAAGATAAACTAGAACACATTGAAAAAATGACTTTGTTACTTGAAAAACAACAAATTATGTACACAAGACTTTCTCTTTCTGATGACCCACAAGCGGTTGAGATGAAAGAGAATCTTCGCAAATCAGTTGCTCTGATGGGATTTCCACCTGATACAGATATGAATCTTTTATTTAATAGTATGAATAAAACCATCGAGTCCCTCAAACAATTCATTGACAAGTGAGATCATTTTTGTTATAATATTCAAGTAAATCCAACAAATCCAAATTTACCCAAAAAATCCAAAATGAGCTTTTCTGATCTTAAGAAACAATCCAAACTTGGTTCCCTGACTGCCAAACTGGTCAAGGAAGTCGAAAAAATGAATAATAACACATCATCTGGTGATGATCGTGTATGGAAACTCGAATGCGATAAGAGCGGCAATGGTTATGCCGTCATTCGTTTTCTTCCTGCTCCTGACGGTGAGGATCTACCGTTTGTGAAACTGTACTCTCATGCCTTTCAAGGTTCTGGCGGTTGGTATATTGAGAACTCTCTGACTACTCTGAATCAGAAAGATCCTGTTTCAGAATTGAACTCCGAACTGTGGAATAATGGTACTGATGCTGGTAAAGAAATTGCACGTAAGCAAAAGCGTAAACTGACTTATGTAAGCAATATTTACGTTGTCAAAGATCCTGCCAATCCTGATAATGAAGGTAAAGTCTTCCTCTATAAGTTTGGCAAAAAAATCTTCGATAAGATTACTGCTGCCATGCAACCTGAGTTTGAGGATGAAACTCCCATCGATCCGTTTGACTTCTGGCAGGGTGCCAACTTCAAACTGAAGGCAAAGAATGTTGCTGGTTATCGTAACTATGATTCTAGTGAATTTGCCGCACAAGGTGCTCTTCTGGATGATGATGATGCTATGGAAGCAGTGTGGAAGAAGCAGTATTCTCTTGCCGAACTCGTTGCTCCTGATCAGTTCAAGTCTTATGATGAACTGAAGAAACGTCTTGATTATGTTCTTGGTAATAAGACTTCTCGTCGTCAAGACCCTGAAGTTGCTGATGAGGAAGAGACTTCTCGTGGTTCTGTTCGCGACCTTGATGAAGATCTTCGTACTGAACTTAGTAATCTGAGTTCTTCTAAGTCTTCTTCTTATGATGAAGATGATGACGATGCTCTGTCCTACTTCGCAAAACTTGCTGAGTGATAAGAACGGGGAGGGAAACCTCCCCTTTTTTATGGCATAGTGATTCTAGTATTCTCAGTACGAATTAAAGTCTTATCAACATATTGAGAAGATTTACTGTAATACATAATATTTCTCATATCATTTAAGAATTGTTGTAAATATTCTTTTCTGAGTATATAAATTGATCTTTTTTTATTATTTTCTTTTACTTCATATTCATAATTATTAATTCCAACTACAACTTTGCTTTGTGGTAAATTAAGTATTGGTGTATTTGGATCTGGAATTGTAAATGTACTATCAACAATTTTACCTGCTGGAAGAATTAATCTTCCTTGAGAATCTAAAACTTCTAAAGTTTCATAATGATGTATATCAGTTAATTTTTCACCATATTTTTCTTCTGCGAAATTATAAATGTCTTTATCTGATAATGGCCATTGATCTCTTACATTTGTAATTCCCGCAGATAAAAGAACAACCCAATCAAGATCTGCTTTTCCATAAAGTTCATCTGCAACTAATTCGGGTCTTGAACCATCGGGAATTTCATACTTATTGAATACTGTAAAAACATTTTGTAGATCATCACGAAGTTTGACACGACGAAATAGATTTTTTGCACGAACATAAGTATCTGAAGACTTTCTATCAGATAATGGTGATTGATACTCTAAATCTGGTAGTTCTCTGAAATATCCCATTAGTATCCTACTCCATCGTTATCTGTGAGATTATTATAATCTTCAGCATAAATTGGATTCAGTTCCTGGAATTGTAAAGTCATTTGCATATGAACTGGTGTTGCATCATCATAAGTTGCATATGGGCCAGAAGCTGCATAATTAACTGACATATTAATTAATGCCATTGGTTTAAATTTATTTAAAAATGGATGATCATTTTTTCCAGTTTTAAATGTCAATTGAAAAACATCTGGAGTACTAATAAAAATATTAGCAGTGCCTCCACCACCAGTTGATTTTGGTGCCATTGACCTTTTAAAAGTTCTTATGATTTGTTTGATCTGATATGCTTCTTTATCATCTCTTGGAGCAAAATCAAATGAAAATGGAAAAGATCTCAAAGTCACACTTTTAAACAGCAGTTCCATATGTGGATTCAATACCTTTCCAGTTGCTCTTGAAAGTAATCCTTCGGGAGTAGTATTTCCACCCAATGAATTTACCAACGAAGATGCAATATTCGATGTTAATTTTGTTTGAATTGCTCCACTCTTAGCTGCTTCATTCAATGCATCCCATAAATTTCCTCCTGCCGATATTGTTTCATTTATAAGATTTTCATTTTTTAATACTCCAACAATTTGTCTTGCACCAAATGCTGATGCAGTATCTAAACTATCTTCTCCCCATCCAACACTGCTAGTATCAGAAATACCTTGAGGCATTGGTAAATAGATATACGCCACAGGTGTTTCAATATTGTTTTTTAAAGTATCTGAGGATGATACTACATATAAATTACTATCACTAAATTTTTCACTAAAATCTGGTGGTTTATATTGGACGACACGAATCTCCAGATAGTCGTCAGCAGAATCTATCTTTCTTAATGGATATCTTAAACTAACAGGTGGTGAAGATGACGCCATTTATTATTTTTTTAACTATTTAGAACGATTTTTTGATAAGGTACATCAACTAATAAATTAAATTCAGCAACACTAATTTCATATAGTCCACTTACCAATCTATTTCCACTTACATTATTATATTGTCTTACTTCTCCCAGATGATAATTAAATCCTCTAAAACCATATTGTGTTAGTTCCAGTGCTTGAATGAGTGGATGGCGATCATAAAGAATTCTAGGAGTTTTTGCATAGTAGATATATGTATAATACTTTCCTGGTGTTGGTTGTGATCCTCGATTACTGTTTTTGATTGCGTTTAAGATTTCATTCATCAAATATTCAGGTTTCTCAGTACCAATTAAATTGTCTTTAATTGGTTGAATTCGATTTATAAGTTTTCCATTTGGTCCTCTTCTTGGGTTTTTTGGATTTGAATCTTGATAATCACTATCATTAGATATGATTTCAATTAACTTTCCTTTTGTTAATCGATTATATCCACTAATTTTTCCTTCTCCACCAGGAGTTGTATAATAAATTTTATACTTTTCGGCAATTTGTACTAATTCTCTTTGAGTATAGTTTATTAATGGTTTTTCGTATCCAGTAAGAGTTTGTGCCATTAGATTTTTAGATCATCTTCGGTAAGGACTTTAAACTCATAACCACGATCTTCACAAAAACTTTTTGCCGCTTTCCATTTTGCTTGATTCTTAGCATACTCAACTACTTCAAAAATATATCCTTTAGTTTTTCTTTTTTGTACTATTGGTTCTATTGTTTGTTTTTTAGGTTTGATTTCTATAATATATTTTTTAGTCTGCCCATTACTTTCTTTGACTTTAATATAAAAATCTGGAAAATACTTATGAATACGCCCATCCAATGGTGACCGATAAGGAAGGGCAATTTCTTCTGATCCCCATTCTAGGATGTTTTCATTCAAATCACAATATTTCATGAATTTGCGCTCCCACAAAGACCTATAAATTATATTTGTGGGATTTCCTTTATATTTCTGTGGATAAGTAGGTTGATATTTTCCTTTATAAGACATTATACATATAGTATAGATCTATAAAAGTATTTAGAGTGTCCATAGCCCGCCCACGCAAAGTATCCGAAATTAGATCACTTTTTGGTAACTTAGCACAAACTAGTCAATATCAAGTTATTTTTGGTGGATTATCTCTTCCTCTGCTGAGTCATTTGGCAATTAGGGGAGTAGATGCTAGTTTTATTGGTGAAAGTGCAGGATTATTATGCTCTTCTGCTTCATTACCTGGAAGTTCTTTGGCAACTGCAGATATTTCTGGCAATTATACTGGGGTAACTGAAAAATTTGCACATAGTAGAATTTTTACTCAAATTGATTTAACTTTTCTTGTAGATAAAGAATATAAGGTATTGAAATTTTTAGAACATTGGATTGAGTTTATTGCGAATGGATCAGGACAAAACAATTCAAGTCCTGGTTATTTTTATAGAATGAAATATCCAACCTTATATAAGTGTAATTCAACAAAAATTCTTAAATTTAATAGAGATTACAAAGAAGAAGTTGAATATAATTTTTTTGGAATGTTTCCGATTAGTCTTTCTTCTCCCACAGTATCATACGATGAATCTCAAGTATTGACTGCCAGTGCATCATTTAGTTATGAAAGATATGTTTCTGGAACTGTAAATAGTTTGGATTTGAAGTTGGGATCGAATAACAACAAAAATATTTCCCAACCCGATGATTTATTAAAACAACTCCAAAGGGATCCATTACTTCCATATCGCATTAATCTAAATCTATCACCAACAAATACTTCAGGAACTCCATTACAATAAAGTTTATAAATAAAAATAACTGAATTTTATGGGTTATTATGCCTTTACCAAAGATTGCGACTCCAATTTATGAGTTGGAAATACCATCATTAAAAAAGAATATCAGATATAGACCTTTTTTAGTAAAAGAAGAAAAAATTCTAATCATTGCGATGGAGAGTGAAGATCCAAAGCAAATTGGAAATGCTGTAAAAACAGTTATTTCAAATTGTATCTTAAGCAGGGGAATCAAGATTGATGATCTCTCAACATTTGATATTGAATATTTGTTTTTGAATATTCGTGGAAAATCTGTTGGAGAATCTGTGGATGTTCTTGTAACTTGCCCAGATGATGGTATTACACAAGTTCCAGTTAGTATTGTTTTGGATGAAATTAAAATTCAAGTAAGTGAAGATCATTCAAGAGATATTAAGTTGGATGATAATTTGACAATGAGAATGAAGTATCCATCAATGAATGAATTCATTAAGAATAATTTTAATTCTGATGCTGGTGTAAGTGTAGATGATTCTTTTGATTTAATTACCTCTTGTATCGAACAAGTTTATTCTGAAGAAGAATCTTGGTCTGCAAAAGATTGTACTAAAAAAGAATTGAGCGAATTTTTGGAGCAATTAAGTTCTAAACAATTCAAGGAAATTGAAAAGTTTTTTGAGACTATGCCCAAACTTTCTCATATTATTACAGTAAAGAATCCAAATACCGGAGAGGAGCGTGAAGTTACATTGGAGGGATTAGCAGCTTTTTTCGGGTAAGTATGGCACATACTGATCTTGTGTCATACTTTAAAACAAATTTTGCCTTGATGCAGCATCATAAATGGTCATTGACTGAAATTAATGATATGATTCCGTGGGAAAAGGAAGTTTATATCTCATTGCTTCAGCAGTACATAGAAGAAGAAAATCTTAAAAATCAACAATCCTAATGGCCGATCTCGCAGAAATTGCTCAAAGTGGTATAGATCCTGTTACAGGATCACCACTTTCTGCGGAAAGAAGAAAGGCACTTTTTAGAAGATCCCAAATATCATCCTCAAGTGTTTTTGGCGGTGGGGGAGCATTAGTTCCTGTAAGCAGAGGGCCAGATCCAGAAACACTGTCAATTGTTAATACAAATACGAGTGCAATCGCATCTCTTCAAAAACAGGTTAATGATTTAGCAGCAAAAGATACTCAGATTCTTGTAGCGGTTAGTCAAATTACTGCATTACAAAATCAAATTAATACCGTTCAATCATCTATTTCAGATTTAAGTAATAGTTTACAACAAATTTCAAATTTAATCGCTGAAAATAGTGCATTAGAGCAGCAAAAAGAGAGACTCTCACAGCAGCAAGAAAAAAATGCTGCAGAAACTGGACTAAGAAGAGGAAAGGAATCTTTATTAGAAAGAAAGATTCAATCTGCATTAGTGGAACCAGTGAAACAAATTGGTAATAAAGTTCAATCTAGTTTTGATAATTTATTAAATTTAATGTGGCAACTACTTGGTGGTTGGTTGACCATTCAAGGATTAAATGTTCTTCAAGCATATGCAAGAGATGATAAAAAGAAGTTAGAAGATATTAAAAATAATGTTATTAAAGGTCTTACTGTTGTTGGTGGTATATTAGGTGTATTAAATATTGGAATATTTGGAGTCATCAGTTCGATTGCTAATCTTTCTTGGAGAATTAATAAATTTATATTCGATAATACGATTGGTAGACTTTTTAAAGGAATATTTGACATAACAAAACAAGCATTAGGATTTGGTGAAAAAGCAGCCCTTGGTGGTGCTGCTACAGTCACAATGGGCGCTGGAACTGCTGAAGAGATTGCAAAACTAACGGGAAAAGGTGCTACTGGAGTAGAGTCTAGAGTTGCAGGAGCAGCATTGAAGACGGGTGCAGGAATAGGAACAAAATTTTTAGGAGGACTCATACCCTTTGCGGGAGGAGTGATTGAAACTAATTCTGCCATAGAATCTTTTCAAAGAGGTAATCCATTAGCAGGAAGTCTTCACAGTATATCAGCAGGACTTAGTTTTTCTGAATTAGCTGGTATTAGTATACCATTTGCTTGGACAGCTGGACTTATTACATCTGGATTAGCATATGGCGCTGATATAACTGGAATTGGTCAAACTGAGCAAGAGCAAACACCATCAACAAGACCAGAAACAAAAGGAATTCCACATAGAAATCCAATAAACATATCAACAACCACACCAACTCCAGAACCAACACCAACACTAACGCCAACACCTGCACAAACTTCAGCACCTACTTTAAACGCAAAAATTACACCAGCACAAACTTCAAGAGTTCAAACAGTACCATTTAATCTTGGCCCTGAACCAGAACCAAGACCAAATATTGTTTATGCATCTAGTGGAAATAATCAAACCCAACAAAGTCCACAATCCTCATTAGATTCTGGATCTGCAACCGATGTACCGCTGATTTCTTCATCGGATCCTGATAATTTTTATACATTATATTCTCAAGTTCATTATAATGTTATAATGTAATATGGCAATTACACCCACGCTTAACCTTAGTAATGTTTCCAAAGGAGTTAAATCTTTAAATAGAGGATTGAATCGCCTAAAAACTTCTACTAATAATTTAAAAAATGTTGTTTTAAATCAAACTAGAGTCAAAAGACAACAAATTGTTCAAAGACAAAATTTATTCAATAAAAGGGAAGAATCGATTAGAAGAAAAGATCAAGAAGATATATTAGAATCGACTGGTGTTAAAGGTGTAGCAAGAAGAACTCGATCAATTATTGCCGAAAGTACTAAAGGATTTTTGGGTAGATTATTAGATTTTGCTTCTACATTATTAGTTGGATGGTTACTTTATAATCTCCCAACAATTTTG